TGTTATTAAAGTATTTAAGTTATTACTATTTTCGTTTGCTGAATTTTTGCTACCTTTTTAGCCTTACCGCCACTTCGTCGAATACTGTACTAACTTCGTCCAGCGCCGGCCCGATACTTTGCCCGGTACGCAGCACACCGTCCAGCGTGGCCGCTATACTTCCTTCTTCTATGAAATGCGCGCGCACGCGTAGGCCGTCCACCTTGTACGTATAATCTGGGTAGCTTCCTGTAGTGCTTATTTCCTTCCAGGTGCCTACGTCTGCGCCGTTAATCGAAACGCCGAAGCTGGCGCAGTGGCCACCGTCCAGGCGCATAGTTACGCACAGATCCGCGTTAGCGCCGCTATAAACGCCGCTAACATCTGGCACGGGCGCTTCGTCGCTGCACGCCACTACCAGTATAGCCAGAAGGCTTAATAATATATTTTTCATTTTTGACCCAGTAGCCCTAATAATACCTGTATCTGTTTATCCTTTTCTAACAACATATCGCGCACGAAGTCTTCCGATAATACGCCCGTACTGCTGGCCTGCTGCTGGCCTATTACGGTAGCGTTACGACCGGTAACAGTGTTAGCGCCTGTAATGTGGCTACTGCATATATCGCCACTACCGCGCAGCAACCAGTCCGCGGACACGTCCGGGCAAGCGTCCAGGACGCGCAGAACGGTATCTAAGGTAATGTTAGCACCGTGGCTTAGCTGGCTGTTTATACGTTTTTGGGCGGCGGTATCGCCGGCCGCTACCTGGTTTTGGGTAATTTTCTTTTCCCGTAGTAACGCGTTTACCCTATCGCGCACTTCGTTAGATCTACTTAGATAATCCATATTTACGCCTTTTTAGCCCGGAAATCTCTAAAAATCCTGCTTTTTTGAGGAAAAATAGAGGTAAACGGGTAATTTTTTACCGAAAAATTTTGCGAATTACCGAAATATCTCTAACTTTGCACCCAACGAACGAACAAACCAAGTAAGTAGGCGCACAAGAAAGGCTGCCGACCGTAGCCAGCTAAATACGTCAATAATCCACCCGCAAAGGTAGGCATTTTTTCTCTGTGCGCCAACTAACTAACCAACAAATTTATAAAAATGGTAGAAAAAATGAGTAAAACAGTAGAAAAAGTTACCCGTGAACGTCTTAGAACGATGCAAAACGGGGACACTATTACCGTAGAGTGCGCAAACGGCTACGACCTGGAGAGCCAAAAGAACACCGCCTACGCGATGCAGAAATTAGAAAACTGCCGCTTTACCTGTAAGTCCGACGGGCTAACGCTTACCGTTACGCGCTATGGTAACGACTAAGCCCGCGTGCGATCCGCTGGCACGCTACACCCAGAAACAAGCAGCAGCCCTGCTGGGAGTAGAGCGCCACACGATTAGACGCTGGGAAGAAGCCGGCTGTATTCGCTTCCAGGTACGGAAGGCCGGCCGTAGCAAGTTTACAACAGGCCAGCAGGTTATTAAGTGCTGGGAACAAACGTATTTATAAAATCAAAATCTTATGCAAAATTTTCAATTAAAACAAGCGCCCGCCGGCTACGTGCCTAACGTGGAAACAACCCACGGCGCGGACTGCGTAATGCGCCAGACCTTCCCAGGCGGCCGTATCGTAGTGGAAATGGATAAGAAGAACGGCGGCGCCGTGGTAACAATAGACGGCCGCGAAGTAGCCCGCTTTAAGGATCCGACTATTAGCGACTGGGGAAATATCCTTTACACCCTGGAAAGCGACTACACCGAATTTATTAACCAAAATAAAATACAGAGCGATGAAAGTATTAACTAATTACCGCTACTACGTGCTATTCGTAGTATTCGCAGTGGGTATGCTCGGAACCTTCGCAGTACCGGACGACAACCTACCCGGCGGCGCCTGGACGTGGATATTATTTTCCACAAAGGCCGTAGGCTTCGCCGCCTTCTACCTATTTGGCCGCCTGGTAAACCGCTGGGAAAAGCGCGGCACTATTCCCGAACTTACAAAATTTACGGAGGACTTCTAACTATGGATCCAATTACAATTAACGTGCAGATAAACGTAGGCGTAACGCCCGCGCTGGAAAATCTGCTTACCCGTCTGCTTCCTGGCCAGGCCACGCAGACACCTAACGCGCCGACGGCGCCAGTACAGCAACCCGAAGAAGCGCCAGCGGAAATTATCGAAGACGCACCCGCCGACCTTTTCCCACTTCCAGGCGAAGAAACACCGGCGGCGCCGGTACAGCAGCCCGAAGCAGCAGCGCCCGCCCAGGAAGCTAAGGAATATACCGAAGTGGACGTGCGCGCCGCTATGGACCGCACCCGCCGCCGCATAGAAGGCGAAAACTACAAGGAAAACACCGATAGCCCGGAGTATAAAAAGTACCACCGCCAGCTAACGGCGATCTTCAAGCAAATAGCTGGCCTTCTGGGACACGATAAGCCCAGCCAGCTACCTACTTCCGACCTTCGCGCCAGCTTTATAAAGAGCTGCGACGAACTGATAGTAAAAGACGGCGAAATAGAAAGCACAGTACCTTTTTAGACTATGGGAGCACACGCACTATTAAGCCCTTCGGCTTCGCACCGCTGGTTAAACTGCACAGCAGCGCCACGCCTGGAAGCCAACGTAGAAGACACCGGTAGCACCTTCGCCGAAGAAGGCACCCTGGCGCACGCTTACTGCGCTAAGAAGCTAAAGCAGTATTTAGGCCTTCCGACCGATGCAGAGGAAGCCGAAATAGACGCCCTTAACGCGAAGTATCATACCGGCGAAATGGACGAATATACCGACACCTACGCGGCTATCGTCCTGGAGAAGTACAACGCAGCGCGCGCACTGACACCGGACGCGCAGCTGCTTATCGAAACCCGCCTGGACTTTGGCGCCTATATCCCGGAAGCCTTCGGCACAGCTGACGCGATTATTATAGCCGACGGCACTATGGAAGTAATAGACTTTAAGTACGGCAAAGGCGTTAAGGTATCCGCCGTAGAAAATCCGCAAATGCAAATTTACGCCCTGGGCGCGCTGGATCGCTTCGGCTTTGAATACAATATTAACGCCGTGCGTATGACTATCGTACAGCCGCGTATAGACAACCTTAGCGAATACACCCTGGACGTAGCAGCCCTTACAACCTGGGCGGCTGACACCCTGGCACCGAAGGCGAAGGAAGCCTACAAAGGCGGCGAACAAAAGCCGGGCACCTGGTGCCAATTCTGCAAGGTTAAAAGCAGCTGCCGCGCACTGGCCCAGTTATGCCAGGCCGCGCCGAAGGATCCGAAGCTACTAAGCGCCGAAGAACTGGCCGCGGACGTGCTACCGATACTTCCGGTAATTAAGACCTGGTTAAGCGGCGTAGAGGACTACGCACTACAGCAGGCGTTAGCCGGCGTAAAGCTGCCAGGCTGGAAAATCGTAGAAGGCCGAAGCGTCCGAAAAATTACCGATGCGGAAGCAGCAGGCCAGGCGCTAACCGACGCCGGCTACGTGAAGGAACAAGTATATAAGCCGGTAGAACTACGCACTATTACCGACCTGGAAAAGCTGGTAGGTAAAAAGCAATTCGCGGCGATCTGCGGCGACTGGATAGAAAAGCCGGCCGGTAAACCTACCCTGGCACCGGAAAGCGATAAGCGTAAAGCTATAGACCCGGTAGCCGATGACTTTAAGGACGTGCAGCTATGATACGGGAACTATTTAGTACAGTGATGCAGCACCCCTTCTGGGCGCTTTATATAGCTATCCTTCTGGGTATCTCTATACACGGCTTTAGAAGCAAAGACAACAAATAACAACGGCCTGGCGAACCAGGAAACTAACAAATAATTTCACAATGACAAAACAAGAAGAAATTACGGCAAAGGTAGAAGAACTTACCGAAGCTGTAGCCGCTGCCAAAGGTAGCGTACTGGTAATCGGAATAGCCGACGGCGAAGCCGAAGACGAAAAGGTAGTAATAGGCGCCCTTCGTGGAAATGGTGGCCAGCTTATCGAAGCTACTACCAAGTTACTAACCAGCGACGAAGGCGCACCGGTAGCGCATATCCTTCGCAACGCTATGACTATCGTAGCCCTTCACAAAATCGCCGGGGGGGGAATAAATAACACAACAGTATTAACGCTTAAAAAGTAAAGCAATGATCACACCAATTATTAAGAATGAAGGCCGTACAGTGGTATTCGGACCCTGCCGCCTGTCGTACACCCACCTATTTACCAAGTATGCGCCGGACGGCGACGCAGAAAACGGTAAGTATATGACTAACGTACTTATCCCGAAGGACGAAAAGGAAACCGTTAAGGCTATCCAGTCCGCGATCGAAGCCGCTAAGAAAGCCGGCATAGTATCCAAGTGGGACGGTAAGGAACCTAAAAAACTGGACTTGCCGCTGCGCGACGGCGACACCGACAAGGAAGACGACGAAATATACGCCGATAACTTCTTTGTGAACGCAAAGAGCAGCACGCGCCCCGGTATCGTGGATAAGAAGCGCGTACCTATCGTGGACGAGGACGAAGTATATAGCGGTATGTGGGCCGTTATATCCGTTACCTTCTTCCCTTACAACGTAAGCGGAAACAAGGGCGTAGCCTGCGGCCTTAACAACGTAATGAAGTTTAAGGACGACGAACGTCTGGGCGGACGCGCCAGCGCAGAAAGCGACTTTGGCGACCTGGATATGGAAGACGACGAAGACCTATAAACGATCAACACCCGGCGGCCTGTGTAGCCACTATGCAGGCCGCCTTTATTCCCTAAAATTAAGATGTATCATATAATAGCTTCAATCGCCGAAAGAGCACACGCCACCGCCGTAAAACGTGGTAAAGATGTTAGCGCGCCTGGCTGCCTTCGCGCAGTAGGTACAGAGCTTAACGAATTTTGGGCGGCCTTAGACGGCAAGAATAAAATAGCGGATCCGGAAGCCACGGTTAAAGCGGCTATGGCTATCCAGGACGACGCCGAATTTACGGCCTACTACGACGCGCATATACATAACACCGCGCCCGACGAAATGGCCGACTTAATAATTACGGCTGCTACCTGGTACTGGACCGCCTGCCAGGAAGCCGGCGAAGGCTTCGACCCGCTGCGCAGCGTGGACGTTATGCTGGCCTGTGGCCCGGTGCAGTTTGTGTGCAGTATCCTAAACGGCCCTGCCGAAGTGGACCTGCTGCGCGTAGTGATTAACTTAAAACTTCGCTACAACGAAGTAAGAAAGGACTAAGCGATGCGCGAATTAGGCATAGATATAGAAACCTACAGTAGCAACGACCTACCCAGCTGCGGCGTTTACAAGTACGTAGAAGCGCCGGACTTTACTATACTGCTTTTCGCGTATAGTATAGACGGCGGCCAGGTAGTTTGCTGCGACTTCGCCAGCGGCGAAAAACTGCCGGACGAAGTGCTGGCGGCGCTTCTGGATCCTGCCGTAGTTAAAACAGCCTTTAACGCCGCCTTTGAGCGTATTTGCATAAGCAAGTATTTTGGCTGGCCGTTAATGGATCCTGCGCAGTGGCGCTGCACTATGGTACGCGCTGCGCGTATGGGGCTGCCGCTATCCCTGGGACAATGCGGCGAAGTGCTTAACCTGGCCGACGGCAAGATGAAGGAAGGCGCCGCGCTTATCCGTTACTTTTCCTGCCCGACCAGGAAGAAGGACGGCACGATAGTACGCCACCTTCCGGCCGATGCGCCGGACCGCTGGGAAACCTTCAAGGCCTACAACGTGCGCGACGTGGAAGTAGAGCAGGCCGTATTAAAGGTAGTGCGCCGCCTGGAGCCTGCCGGCTTCGACGAAGAACTGTACACCGTGGACCAGCTTATTAACGACCGCGGCGTAATGATAGACCGCCAGCTGGTAGATAACGCCGCCCGCTTCGACGATGAATATAAAGCGCAACTGCTGGAAGAAGCTAAGCAGCTTACCGGAATGGAGAACCCGAACAGCCCGGCACAGATTAAAGAATACCTGCGCAAAGTTACCGGTAGCAGCTTCGCCAGCCTTAACAAAAAGAGCCTGGACGATATAGAAGCCCAGCTAAAATTCTGGCCGAAGGCTAAGCGCGTTTTATCTATCCGCCGCGAACTGGGTAAGACCAGTAACAAGAAGTATAACGCTATGCAGCAATGCGTATGCGCAGACGGACGAATACACGGGCTTTTGCAATTTTGCGGCGCCGCCAGGACTGGCCGCTGGGCCGGCCGTTTGGTGCAGGTACAGAATTTACCGCAAAATCATTTAGTAGATCTGGACTACGCGCGCAGCCTGGTTAAAGCCGGATACCTGGACGACCTGGAAAACAACTACGACAACCCTACGCAGGTACTTAGCGAACTTATACGTACTGCCTTCGTGGCGAAGCCTGGCTGCACCTTCCACGTATGCGACTTTAGCGCGATCGAAGCGCGCGTTATAGCCTGGCTGGCCGGCGAAGAATGGGTACTGGACGTATTCCGCGGCGGGGGCGATATTTACTGCGCTACGGCTTCGCAGATGTTTAGCGTACCGGTAGAGAAGCACGGAGCTAACGCCGAACTACGCCAGAAGGGCAAAATAGCCGTACTGGCCCTGGGCTACGGCGGCGGCGTAAACGCCCTGGAAGCTATGGGCGGTAGCCGTATGGGACTAACCGAACGAGAAGAAAAAGATATTATGCAGCGCTGGCGCGACGCTAACCCGAAAATAGTAAAGCTGTGGGCTATCCTGGAGAAGGCCGCGGTACGGGCTATTAAGACCGGCGAAAGTATAACTATACACCGCGGTATAGTAGTTAGCCGCCAGTGGGGCTGCCTTACTATTACGCTGCCTTCCGGCCGTACTATCTGCTACCCGCGCGTAAGTATCGGCCTGGAGGAAAACGACGGCTGGCGCGGCGACCACGAAATAATAGAATACGAAGGCCTTAACCAGACTACGAAGAAGTGGGGAAAGATCCGCACCTACGGCGGCAAACTTACCGAAAACGTGGTGCAGTCAATAGCCCGCGATATTCTGGGTATAGTTATCCTTCGAGCTGCGAAAGCAGGGCTAAATATCGTATTCCATATCCACGACGAAATAATAGTAGAAGCCACCCCGGAACAAACGCTGGCCGATGTTGAGGCCCTTTTTAGCGCGCCTATAGACTGGTGCAGGGACCTACCACTAAAAGGCGCCGGATATACGACACCTTACTACCTTAAAGACTAAGGCAATGAAGAAAGTAACTTTAGACGAACTGCGGGCCGCCTTCGGTGAAGCCCGCGCAAACAAAAAAGACAATATGCAGAACAACCGACGTTATTACAAATTTTGCTACACGGCGATACGCCGCTATGGCGAAAAGAAATGGACCGCACAGAACGGCGTAATAGAGTTTAACCCGAACTATACCGTAAGCTGTAGCACCTGTGAGAAACCGAACTTTAGCAGCGACACCGACCAGGCCTATATCGTGGAACTGTCTAACGGTACTAAATTCCTTTGCTTTATGCGTGGCTTTGGCCGTGCGCATATCGAAGAGCTGCTAAGCGAAGACGGCGAACAGGCGAATATCGCCAGCGACCAGGCTACGAACTTCGCCCGTACTAAACAATTCCTGCACCAGCTTAATAACCAGGCTTACTAAGGTATGAATAAAGTTTTATTTTCGAGCGCTAACGATGTCTGGGCGACGCCGCAAAATCTTTTCGACGAGCTGGACAAGGAATTTAATTTTACCCTGGATCCGTGCGCCCTTCCGGATAACGCCAAGTGCGCGAAATATTACACACCGGCGGAAGACGGCCTGGCGCAATCGTGGGGGGGGGAGCAAGTATTTTGTAACCCGCCCTACGGCCGGAAGATCTACGACTGGGTACGGAAGGCTTACAACGAAAGCAAGAAGCCAGGTACTACAGTGGTAATGCTGATACCAGCCCGGACCGATACGCGCTACTTCCACGACTTTATATACCACCAAGCAAAGGAAATAAGATTTATAAAAGGGCGCCTAAAATTTGGTAATGCCAAGAACGCCGCGCCCTTCCCTTCGATGATAGTAATTTTTTAATAATTCTAATTATGGAGTACAAAGAAATAAGAGAAAAGCAGCTGCGATTATTCGACGATCCAGAAGACGAAGCGCGGGGGGGGACGTAGTAACGTGCAGCTTACCGCACCCTAAACCGCACGCCGCGAAATACCAGGTATATTTCCGAAACGGTTATTACCGCTGCGTATGCGGCCGATGCGTTAAAAAATTCCAGCAATGCGATAACGCCAACGTGGAAAGTATAATTATAATTAAGAAAAACAAAAAATAAGCAACAATGGAAAATAACAAAGATCTGCGCTACGCGCTTTTACAGGCTACACGTTACGACGTGGACCACGCTAAGAAATGCTACGACTTCGTAGTAGGAGAAAAACAGGTAGAGCCTACCGCCAAACGTCCGGACGGTATCTACTACATACTTAACACCCCGGAAGGCCGGGTGGCGAAGGAATACCGCACCCAGCTATCCGACACGGAGCGCGAACAGTGTATAGGTATCGGAGTGCAGCGCCGCGGCGTTAGCTTCTGCGTAGCCCTGTACGAACACGACGACGTAGAACTACTGCCGGATAATAAGAAGGCAGGCAAGCGCGCCCGCTACCTTAGCCGGGAGTACGACGCGATCCACGACTACAATAGCGAAGTAAATACCAGCCTACTTATAGAGGATAACCCCGCCCTGGGCGAAATCGTGGGCGACGGCTGGTATATTCCGGCGCTGGGCGTACTGGAAGAAATAGCCTGGCTTCGCGACGAAATTAACCAGGCACTTAAAGAAGTGGACGGCGACCCGCTTACCGATAAAGTGTACTGGAGTAGCACCGATTACAGCGCGAACTACGCCTGGTTCGTGCTCTTTAGTAATGGCTACACGAGCAGCTACATCAAGTACTACGGGTACGCCGTGCGCGCGGTGGCCGCATTTTAGATTAAAACCCCGGCCTTTATGGCCGGGGGCCGCCGCCAGGCGGATAACTTAGCTAAAAAATCAATATGGAAGAAGTAAATAAAATTTGTGGAAACTGCCTGCTTTGCCTGCACACGTATTTAGGCTGCGAATGTAGTATTACCGACAATCCGGTAGAATACGGCCAGGAAGCCTGCATAGATTATATACCAGATGAAGACAACGAATAAATTTACAGCTACGCTTAGCCGCACTATATCGCCGGCGGCGCTACGATACATATACGACGCCCTGGAAGTAGAGGAAAAGCCCTACGAAGCCAGAGTGGCGAACGTGCACAACGGTAAACGCCTGCTTACTATGCAGATCCACAAGGAAAACAAGCTGTATTTCCAAGACTTAGTAACCCGTGCCTGCGATGAAGCTAAAGTATGATTTTACCGTAGATCTGGCCACCGGGCACAGCCGCACGTCTAAGAAGTGGCGGAACCGGCACTGGCAATGGTCCGAACTTCTGGAGCGCTGCCAGGAAACCCGCCGCACCGATGAAACGGCCGCGGAATACGCCCGTATGACCAGGGAGGAACAAAGTAACGTTAAGGACGTGGGCGGCTTCGTGGGCGGCTACCTGGCTAACGGCGTCCGGAAGAATAATAACGTACTATACCGTAGCGTCGCTACGCTGGATATAGACTACGGCACCCTTAACGTATGGGACGATTTTACAATGGCCTTCGGCTTCGCCGCTATGCTTTACAGCACCCACAAGCACAGCGACGACCACCCACGCTACAGGCTGGTATTTCCGCTTAGCCGCCAGGTAAAGCCGGCCGAGTATGAGCCACTTTGCCGGAAGATCGCCGCCGAACTGGGTATAGACCTATTCGACGACACCACCTACGAACTACCGCGCCTATTCTACTGGCCCAGCACCAGCAAAGACGCGCCCTACGTATTCGAGTACCAGGACGGCCCGGCCTGCGATGTGGATAAGATCCTGGCGCAGTACGTGGACCCCTTCGACGTATCCGCCTGGCCGCTTAGCAGCCGCGAAGGCGACGTTATAGCGCACGAAATCAAGAAGGCCGGCGACCCGACCGAAAAGCCCGGACTAATCGGCGCCTTCTGCCGTGCCTACAGTATCGAAGACGTTATTACGCGCTTCCTGGCCGATGTTTACGAGCCTACGGCCGCCGAAGGCCGCTATACTTATAAGCTGGGTAGCGTAGCCGGCGGCCTGGTATGCTATGAAGGCAAATTTGCTTTTTCGCACCACGAAACCGACCCGGCAAGCCGCCAGCTGTGTAACGCCTTCGATCTTTGCCGTATCCACCTTTTCGGAGTGAAGGACGAAGGCACCCGCGCCACCGATGTAACCAGGAAGCCCAGCTACCAGGCTATGCAAGAATTTGCCGCCGGCGATCGTAACGTAAAGCTGCTACTATCCAGGGAGCGCCAGCAGTCCGCCGCGGACGACTTCGACGAAGTGGAACTACCGGAAGACTATAGCGACGAATGGAAGGCCGATTTAGAGTACACCAAAAGCGGCAAGCTGCTAAGTAATATTAGTAATATTATTTTGATCCTGGAGAACGACCCCGCCCTGGCCGGCAAAATATCGCACGACCTATTTAGCGGCTTCGATGCAGTGCGCGGCGGCCTTCCGTGGAACGCTAAGGCGGAAGAATGGAGCGACCGCGACGACGCTAACCTGCGCGTATGGCTGGAAAAGAACTACGACGTAACCGGCAAAGAAAAGATTAACGACGCTATGGCCGCCGTGCTGACGCGGCACAGCTTCCACCCGATACGCGACTACCTTAACGGGCTAACCTGGGACGGAGTGCCACGCCTGGAGCGTCTAATAATAGACTACCTGGGCGCCGCCGATACGGGCTTAAATAGAGCTATGACCCGTAAGCACTTCGTAGCAGCCGTGGCCAGGATCTTTAAGCCCGGCACCAAGTACGACCAGTGCCTAATTATGACCGGGCCCGAAGGCGTGGGTAAATCTACGCTGCTTAGTATAATGGGCGGCAAATGGTTTAACGATAGTATAACCACCACCGAAGGAAAAGAAGGTATGGACCAGTTACGCCGTAGCTGGATAATAGAGTTAGGCGAACTTAGCAGTATCAAGCGCAGCGACGTAGAGAGCGTAAAGGCCTATTTATCCAAGTGCGTAGATATATACCGCGCGGCCTACGATAGGCGCGCAGCAGCGCACCCGCGCCAGTGTATATTCTGTGGAACTACGAACGAAGCCAATTTTTTGAAGGGCGACACCGGAAACCGCCGCTTTTGGGTAATAGCTGTAGATCCTTCGCTGCGTAAGAAGGAAGACTGGCGCGGGGCTATCGTGGCCGACCGCGACCAGCTTTGGGCCGAAGCCGTGCACTACTACAGGCAGGGCGAAGCGCTGTACCTTAGCGGCGATTTGGAGCGCGAAGCCCGCAAGATGCAGGCCGAGTTTAACGACGATAACGACGACCCTATAGTAGGTATGCTTAATAACTACTTAGACACGAAGCTACCGCCGGACTGGGGGCTAAAGGATATACACCAGCGCCGCGAATGGCTACGCGATGCGGGCGGCGATCCGACAATGCCAGCAGGCACGGAAATAAGGACGCGCGTATGCGCGGCGGAGTTTATTTGCGAAGCCCTGGGTAAGGAAATGACCGATAAGGAATACAAGTACCTGGCGCGCAGAGTGTGTAAAATGCTATCGGCCCTTCCGGGCTGGGAGCGTATAAGCACGACCAAGCACGCGGGCAAATTGTATGGAGTGCAAAAAGGTTTTAGGCGCGTGGACCTGGTAAACCAAGACGACGATTTATAACAAAAGGTAAACCGAAGGAATGGAGCCAGGGAAGAAGCCGCCGAAGCAAAAGCGTAAACTATAAAATTCGGTTTACTTTTCGGTTTACCGTCTTAGTTTACCGCTAAAACCCTAAAAACCAATATATAACAATATAGTAAACCAAGTAAACCGAAAAAGTATATATAATTAGTAGAAGGCTGTATTTAGGAGTTAGGAACGTATAAAAAGGAAAAAATAATAGAACGTAACTATATAGCCCTAATATATACAGCAGTAAAATTTACAGTTTACCAACACGACGAAGCAATGGATAAAGTAGAAAATATAGTAAAGCACGCGGACGTATCCGAAAAAAACATAGAGCGCTATTTGTGCGACCAGGTTAAACGCCTGGGCGGCGTATGTCTTAAATATAGCAACGCCGGCGCAGTGGGCTATCCGGATCGCGTGGCCTTAATGCCTGGCGGCCGCTGCCTTTGGTTTGAGTTAAAGAGCCTGGGCCGCACTACGTCCAAAGTGCAGAAAATACGTATTAAGCAGCTGGAGGAAATCGGCCACACCGTTTACGTATGCGATAGTAAGGAAAGTATTAACGGAGTTTTAGAAGATCTGGGATATGTTATATAGACCTTACGAATACCAAAAAACGGCGATGCGCTGGATAATGGAGAAACCGCACTGCGGCCTATTCCTGGATATGGGCCTGGGCAAGACGGTAAGCACCTTAACAGCGCTACAGGAACTAATAGACGACTGCGAAATAAGCCGGGTATTAGTGGTAGCGCCTAAGAAGGTAGCCGAAGCGACTTGGAGCACAGAGGCCCAGAAGTGGGACCACTTGCAAGCGCTTACAGTGGTTAAAGTGCTGGGGACGGAAAAGCAGCGCTGCGCCGCCCTGGCACAAAAAGCAGACGTTTACGTAACCAGCCGCGATAACTTCGTATGGCTGGTAGGTAAGTACGGCGGCCAGCTTCCCTTCGACGTACTGGTAATAGACGAGCTTACCAGCTTCAAGAGTGCCAAAAGCCAAAGATTTAAGGCTATGCGTATCGCCGTGCCTTCGGTAAAGCGCGTTATAGGCCTTACCGGTACACCGGCACCGAACGGGCTAATAGACCTTTGGGCGCAGATGTACTGTATAGACCAGGGCGAAAGGCTGGGTAAATCTGTTAGCCGGTACCGCGAAACTTACTTTGAAACGCATAAATGGAATAACATAGTAGTACGATGCGACGTAAAGAAGGGCTGCGACCAGATAATACGGGATAAGATCGCGGATATTTGCCTAAGTATGCAGGCGCGCGACTACCTACAGCTTCCGGATATGATCCTGCACAAAGTAAGCGTGGAGCTATCGAAAAAGACCGCCGAAGCCTACGCAAAATTCGAGCGCGAAAAAGTCCTGGAGTTTAAGAGCGAGCACGGCGAAGAACCGGCAAACGTCCTGGCCAATAGCGCCGCCGGACTGATGAATAAATTAAGCCAGTTTGCGAACGGCGCCGTATATGACGACGAAAAGAACGCGCACGACGTACACAGCGATAAATTAGACCGTTTGGCCGAAATCGTGGAAGCCGCGAACGGTAACAGCGTTTTAGTTTTTTATCAATTCCAGCACGATATACCACGCATAACGGAGCGCCTAAAAGGCCTAAAAGTGCAAGTTTACCACGACGAAAGGGACCTAAAACAGTGGAACGCCGGTAATATAGACGTATTACTGGCGCACCCGGCAAGTACGGCGTTTGGGCTTAATATGCAGGAAGGCGGGCATTATATCGTATGGTTTGGCACAGGCTGGAACCTGGAACTATACCAGCAGGCTAACGCGCGCCTTCACAGGCAAGGCCAAAAATACCCGGTGCAAGTGTACCAGCTACTTTGCGCCGGCACAGTGGACGAAAGAGCAAGCGCCGCCCTGGAAGGCAAAAAGGGCGTGCAGCAAAGTTTGTTAGACAGCTTAAATTACCTACTTCGGAAATATGAGTAAAAGGCGACGCGTAAATATATCCGTGGATCAGGATACATACGAAAGGCTACAAAGAATTAAGGAGCAGCACGGCTTTAAGAACGTATGCGAATTAGTAGTAGCCTTAGTAAACATATTACTGGATAGGTTAGATACAGGGACCCCGCATAAATACGACCTACCCGAAGACGACGGGGCATATATAGACGATATGTTTAACGAGCTGGGCCACGTGCAGCGTACACCAGACGGCACAGTACCAGTAAGACACAATAGAAAGAGTATTAAATAACTATGGCTAAGGATAAAGACTATATACAGTTAATCAATACTACCCGGTGGAAGCAGCTACGCAAAAGTATATTAGATGCGTATCCGCTGTGCCAGCGCTGCCAGCAGGAAGGAAGACTAACAGCAGCGCAGGAAGTCCACCACGTTAGGCCAGTGGAAGAAGCGATAACCTACGCCGACAAAATGCAGCGTATGTATGATGCACACAACCTACAGGCCCTATGCCACGACTGCCACGTAAAGACCCACACGGAGCAGGGCCGATGCGGAAGGGAAGCGACAAAGAAAAGGAACGAAAAGCAAGTGGAACAGGTAATAAAAAAATTTTTCGATGAAGGCGAAGACGAAGACCGGGGGCCGGTTTTTTAAGACGGGGGCCACGCCGTTAAACCTCGCCCCCACTTTTTTAAGTGTGTGAGTAATTTTTTGAATTTGCGGAACTTCTGGAATTTTTAACTAAAAAACGTTAAAATATGGCTAAAAAAGTAGAGGAATACCAAAAAGAAATAGTGCGCGTTATGCGTGCGCACAAGACGTACAGCAAGGCTTTAGATATGCAAATTAAGAGCCTGGCCAGTGCGTTAAGAAATTTGGATCTGGCTAACGACCAGATAGACGGGCTACAGGAAACGACCGTATGGGAAACGACCCGCTACGGCGAAAAGCTGGCGCCGCACCCAGTATTTAAGATAGCGAAAGATGCGCAGGATATGATAACGCGCCAGATGAAGGCTTTAGGCCTAACGGTGGAAGACTTAGCCGGGGATATTGACGAAGATCCGCTAACCGACCTTACTAAGAAGCTGACAAAGAAGCGCGCGAAGCCAGTAACTATTAAGCCCGCCGACGAATGACACAATACGATATAATGGCCTACGCGCCCGGCCACGCTTCGCGCTGGCTGCGCGTATCCGTATCGGATAGCTGCGTTACTATCCACGGAAGCGCCGAAGTAACTAATAGAGCGATGCAGGCTAACTTCTGCAAGCACTTAAAGCAATTAGACACCCTGCCCGAATGTATCCGGAAGCGTAGCTGGCGATCGCTGCGTAATGAGTGGCGCGCGCATAACCTACTATACCGCCTTCCGCTTTTGCCTTCCGGCTGGAAAGAACGATTAAAGGACGTGGACCTGGACGACGAAGCCACCTGGCGGCGCGCAGTGTACGCGGTCCTGGCAATACTCTAAGATATGACCGAAGAAGAAAAAGACAGACTACGGCAAGCCAAAGAAGACGTTACCGACGAACTGGCGCGCATAGATATAGACCGTTACCAGCTGGCTTTAGTGGATAGCCGGCTGGATAACTACGTGCGTGAAGTAGCCGGCAACCCGGACGGCCACAACCTGTACGAACAGCTGGCCGTATCGCTTTTCTTCCGGAAGTGCGACCGGTACGGGATCAACGTTACCGAAGTGCAGCAGTTTTACGATTTTTACGAAAGCCTGTATTTTCCTGGGAAGACTGGCCAGCAGCGCTACAAGCTGACGCCGGTACAGTGCTTCCAGTTTGCTAATATTTTCGCCTTCTGGGAGAATGGCCGCCGCGTAGTGCGCGAAGCTGTGCTATATGTACCCCGTAAATTTAGTAAGACCACCAGTACGGCGTCGCTGGCTATATACGACGTGCTGTACGGCGACGCTAACGCGGAATGTTACACCGCGGCCAACAGCGCCGACCAGGCTAAAAAGTGCTTCGACGTTATCCGCGGCTGTATGCGCCGCCTGGATCCGAAGGAAAAACGCTACCTGGTAAACGAACAGACTATAAAAAGCCGGCGTAAGGATCGTAGCGCCTTCGCCCAGTGCCTAACGGCTAACGCCAAAACTAAAGACGGCCTAAACGCTTCTACTGTGATTATGGACGAATTTAGCCAGGCCACGGATAGCGAACTGCTAACCGTGCTTACTACGTCTATGGGCGTCCGGGATAACCCGCTAACGGTAATTATTACTACCGCTTCCGATGTATTCGACGGACCCTTTTACGAAATGTTACAGGGCTATAAGCAGGTACTATTAGGCGAATACGAAGACGATACACTATTTGCGCATATCTTCGAGCCAGATTTAGACGACGCCGAAGACGAAGAAAGTACCTGGTTTAAGGTCCACCCGCATTTAGGCGTTACCGTTAATCTGGACTTTTACCACCAGGAATACAAGAAGGCGCAGCGCAACGGATCCGAAGCTATGCTGGCTTTTCGTACTAAGCTGCTAAACATATACGCAGAGAACGAGCAGCGCAGCTGGATAAGTAGCACCCTGGCCCGGCATATTAGCCGGCCTATGCCGCTGGACGGCATAAAGGGACGCCCGGACGCTATGGTATCTATAGACCTATCGGAAAGCGACGACTTTAGCGCCGTTACTATGGGAATGTATAACGTACTAACGAAGTCTTTTAGCTTCCATACGGCCTACTTCTTCCCAGAAGGCGCGCTGCCTGGCCACCCGAACGAAAAACTATACCGGACCTGGGCGGCCAAAGGCTACCTAAAGCTAACGCCTGGCGACGTTATAGACTACCGGGTAATCGTGGACTACGTGCTGTATCTTAATACCGTGGTGCGTATTCTGGGTATCGGTTACGACCCCTGGAAATCGCAGGAAGTTATAAATATGCTGGCCGCGTCCGGAGCCGGCAACGTAATAAAGGGCGTGCGCCAGACCTACGGCAACTTTACGGCACCGGTGGAGAGCTTCGAGCACGGCGCGAAAACAGGGCATATTTTTATAAACGACAACCCTATAAACGCCTACTGCTTCGGTAACGCCGTGCTGGATACCGATAAGCTGGAGAACTGCAAGCCAATAAAGCGGAAGCACACCCAGAAAATAGACGGCGTGGTAACAAAGTTAATGTGCCTTCGCCTGTTTATAGACTACGAACGGTAAAAATTTTTAGAGATTTAGACGAAAGCGGGTACCAATTACCCGCTTTTCTGCGTATAGTAGAAGCCGATCATTTTCGTATGAACATTTTAGAATATTTTAGGCAACTTTTTAGACGCGAGAAAGACGAAGATACCCCGCCACTGGATAACGATAAGCTGGCCGGGGCTTCTGTGCTTTGGCCTGTGCCTGGCAGTGCTTCCCAGCCGCTACAAGTAGCCACCGTTTACCGCTGCGCAAATTTGCTGGCCGATAGTGTAGCAAATTTGCCGCTTCGATATATGCGCAAGAAGGGCGATATTTTCGTAGAAGCCACCGAAAGCAACTTACATTATTTGCTATCGGTGCAGCCGTGCCCGTATATGTCTATCGTGGACTTTTGGCGCCAGGTAGTATTAGATATGCTATTTGAAGGAAACGCGTATATAGTGCCTATCTACGACCCCGTGGCCCTGGCTTCCGGCCGCATAGAAGTAGGCCGCCTGGCTTTGGTAAACCCTAACAGCGTGGGCCACGACACTATTAACGACCGCTACACCGTAAACGATGTAAACGCGGGCGTACAGGGCATATTCGATGAAGCCGAAATTATCCATATAAAGAACTACACGAAGGACGGAAAGGTAGGTATTTCGACGCTGACCTACGCCCGCACGGTATTAAATATCGCCACCACCGGCGACCGCGAAACGCTTAACCGCTTCGCAAACGGCGGTACAGTGCGCGGTATCGTAAGCAATGATACCAGCGTGCGCGGCTTCGGCGAATACCAGGACCAGCAGCTGGATAATATGGCCGATGATCTTAACAGGCGTATAAACGTCCAGGGCCGTAATATTACGGCTGTGCACGGCCAGGCGCGCTTCGACCAAATTAGTATGAATAGCGCCGATATGCAATTTTTGGAAAGCCGAAAATTTACCGTGCGCGATATATGCCGATTTTTCGGCGTGCACCCTTCCTTCGTATTCGACGACACCAGCAATAATTACAAGTCCGCGGAAATGGCTAACGTGGCCTTCCTGGCTAATACGCTTAACCCGCTGCTGCGTAAAATCGAAATGGAGCTGCACCGCAAATTAGTACCGGCTTCGCTGTGCTGTAAGCGCCGGTTTGAATTTGACCGCCGCGGCCTGTATGCCTGCGACCTGGATAGCAAAGTTAAATACCAGACCGCCACAATAGCGGCCGGTATCTACAGCGTAAACGACTGGCGCCTGGCAGAGAACCAGCCACCGGTAGAGGGCGGCGACGTAGTGCTGGTATCCGCTAACCTCAAAAGTATAGAGGAAGCCGGCAAGCCTGCGCCCGCACCTCAACCAGCAGCGCCGGAGCCTGGCAAGGAAGAAGACCCGGAAACCGATACCGATAACGACGACAAAGACAATGAAGAAAAGTAACGACCAACTTATAACGCGGACGCTGCACACCGTAGCGCCGCTACAGATACGCGAAGCCGGAGAGGGCGAAGTAAGCCGCACTATTACCGGCTACGCTATTCTTTTCGACACGCCAAGCGCACCGCTTTGGGACGATGAGGAAGAAGAAGTGCGCGAAGTGATCGCGCCGGAAGCGGTAACTAAAGAACTGCTGGACGGCTGCGACGTAAAAATGACGATGTTTCACGACCGCCAGCTAATCTTAGCCAGGTCCAAGAACGGAGCCGGCACGCTTACTTATACTGTGGACGAAAAAGGAGTAGCGTTTAGCTTCGATGCGCCTAACACCGCCGACGGCGATAAAGCGCTGGAGCTGGTAAGACGTGGCGATATTTCCGGCTGTAGCTTTATGTTTAGGACCAGATACTACGATAAAGCCTTTGTGGAGCGTAGTGTAAAGATCGTAAACGGTAAAGCCTTCGTACTATGCCGGGTAAAATCTATAATCGGTATTTACGATTTTACGCTGGCGTCGGATCCAGCCTACCCGGATACTTCCTGCGAAGCACGCGAGCTTACAGCCGACCTTCTTACCCAGGAGGACCCCGACAAATATACAATGCGCGAGCAAGTGCGCGAAATGCGCTGCGCTGCTACGCATAAACCCGTTATTTAATGTTTAACCCACTTAAAGTTTTTGCTATGTCTAAGACAAAGAACAAAGAACAGAAAGTAAGTGTACGCCAGCTGGCCGACCAGTACCAGGCCAACTGTAACCGTATCGGAGAAATCGCCGATACGTGCGAAAACGAGCAGCGCGAGCGTACCGAAGAAGAAACCACGGAGTATAACGACCTTATGCGCCAAAACCAGGTTTTGGTTATGCGTATGCAGGCCGCTATTAACGTGGGCCAGCCTTCTAACGCTGCACCCCGTACCACTACCGCGCAGCTGCGCGAAGCCCTTAACGCCGCTATGGAAGGCGGTAGTAAGAACGGTATCGTACTGGCGCTTACACGCGAGATCCAGGGAACCGAAGCCCTGGAAGGTACCGGAATTATTCCTGTAAACGAGCAGGAAATGTTAAAGCCACTGCGCGCCGGACTTATCTACGATAAGGTAGGTATTACGATCCGTACCGGCCTGGTAGGTACCCTTCGCTGGCCTAAGCACGGCAAGGCCGTAGCTAAATGGGTAGGCGAAAAAGAAAAGCTGACCGAAAGCGCTATAGACTGGGACAAGATCACAGTTACGCACAAGCGTTTGGGCGTCGCTATTCCTGTTACCCGCCAGGAGCTTTTCGACAGCGAAGGCACTGTAGAAAGCGTTATTAACGCTGAAATGCCGCAGGCTATTACCGACAAAATTAACGAAGCACTGTTTACCACTAACGCCAGCGCCACGGTTTACGGTCCCTTCGTGAACGCCGGTAAGGCTGACGACAAGGACGAGGGCGGAAAGGTAGTTAAAACCTACTGCAAGAAGCAGGATTTTGCCGCCGCTGTACCTACCCGTAAAGAGCTTCTGAAAATGAAGGCTATGGTAGCAAAGGCAGGTATTAACCCGTCTGGCTGCTGCTGGGTAATGACCGAGGATATGAAGGCCGAGTTAGAGGACACAAAGGTAGATGCAGGCAGCGGCCGTTTTATCTGCGAAAACGACCGTATTCTGGGCTTCCCTGTGTTTACTACTGACGTGATCGGCGCCGGTAATATCGGCTTCGGCGACTGGAGCTACCAGGCTGCCGGCTTCTTCGGCCAGATGAACTTAGTAGTAGATCCTTATAGCCTTAGCCTGGAAGATAGTACCCGCTTCGTACTTAACACAGACTTTGGTACCGTTACACTTCGTCCCGAAGCCTTCGTGCTGGGCGTAGCTAAAGCAACCGTCTAAAAGCCTAAACTATGGCCACGATAGATATAGAACTTCTTAAAAAGCACGTCCGCGCCGACGATTTTAGCGACGACGATACGTATTTAGCGCACCTTCTGGAAGCTGCCGAGCAGTACGTATGCACAGCCACCAACCGCACCAGCGCCGAACTTCTGGAGCTGGGCGGCGGCGATGCGCTGCCGGTGCCTTTGCAGCAGGCCGTATTACTTATCGCCGGACACTGGTACAACCAGCGCGAAGCCGTTAGCGGCGTGCAAATGGCGGAAGTACCCTATACTTTGCAGGCCTTAGTAAAACCCTATCGTAAATTAGTATGAGAGCCGGAGCACTTAAACATAGGCTGGAAATACTGGAACCGACCTACAGCAAAGACCGTATGGGCGCGCAAGTGGTAGAATACACCACTACGCGCACCGTGCGCGCCGAGCGCGTAACGGCTTCCGGTAATCGTAGCGAGGAAGCCGGGGAACACTTCCCGGACTATTCGGTACAGTTTAACGTCCGCGATGCGCACCCGGTACAGGAAAACTGGCGAGTAAAGCAGCTGGGCGGCCACCTATACACCGTTACGGCTATCATACCTAATTACGATAGAGGCTTTAAGACGCTGATCTGTGAACGCGTGAACGAATAAAGTTACTATGGCGACTATAGAGTATAACGACGGTAATTTGCAGCGGCTTTTCGCTGAACTGGAACCGAAACGCAGGACCCAGGCGCTAAAGGGCGGCTTCCGTAAGGTAGCTAACGACGTGCGCAAAAAGGCAGTAGCGAACCTGCGCGGAGAGATCCGAACCGACAAGGACCTGGAAAAAGGCGTGCGCGCTATAGTCTTCAAGCGTAAGGCAGGCTTCCGCGTAACCGTGGGAACGAGCGGCGACAAAGGTATGCACACCAACCGGCAAGGCCTAAAGAAGCCCGTACTACTATGGGCGGAAATGGGTACTAAGCTGCGTAAGACGAAGGACGGCGGCGGAAGACGCGCCGCGCGTTATCGTGCTGCGCATAATACCGGTAGTATGCCGCGTTACGGCTTCCTGGATAAGACCAGGGCGCAAGTACGCGACACGGTTACAGGAGATATGCAGAAAATGGTAACTGAAAACGTAGAACGAATAGCGCAAAAGTATGGCTGTAAGTAGATCAAGTTTGAGCGCCGGCGAAATTATACACGCCGTGCTAATAGCAGACGCCGAAGTATCGGCACGCGTAAGCAAAGTTTACCCGGTAGTAGAGGATAGCGCGGAACTTCCGTACTTAGTCTATCGCCGCGTCCAGCTGGAGCAGGGCCAGGTAAAGAGCCAGCGCGGAAACGATACCGTAAGTATTGAGATACTTTGCTATACAAAAGGCTACACGGAAGGCGTAGAACTGGCCGAAGCTGTGCGCGATGCGCTGGACGGCAAACAAGCAGAGTTAAACGGCTTAGTAATGCGTAGCTGCCACTTAGCAGACAGCGAAGAAGCCTGGCAAGACGACGCATACGTACAAGAATTATTATTTAACGTAAAGATTTAAGAATATGGGAAACGAAGTAACAACCCCAACAGTTAAAAGCGGCTACTGTAACGGTAGCGACCTGCTTTTGTACGTGGACGGCAAAGCGGTAGGTAGCTGCACGTCGCATACTACCACCTTCAATTCGGAAACGAAGGAGCGCGCCGTAAAGCCGGTAGCAAGTAAAAAATTATCTTCCGGCAAGTGGAAGAAGAAGGGCGTAGTAGGCCTTTCGTATTCTATTAGCGCCGAGGGCCTGCGCTTTTACGATGAAACCGAGTGCGGATTTAAGGACCTTTTCAAACTTTGGAAGGCCGGCAAATCTGTTAAGGTTAAATGCCTGGAGCGTGAAAACGATACTAACCCCTACCTGGTAGGCGACTGCGTTATATCGTCCCTGGAGGAAAGCGCACCCGCACAGGACGACGCTACCTATAGCGTTAGCCTGGAAAATGACGGCGAACCCGACACTCTGGACGACACCGCAATTACCGAGAATACTACAGCGTAAGTTATGGCAAAGATCGAAGTTACTATTAACGGAAAAGCGTACCCCTGCCGCCCTACTATGGGCGCTATGCTGCGCTTTAAGAAGGAAACCGGCAAAGAAGTTACAGAGCTTCAAAACGGTAGCTTTTCCGATCTGTGCGCATACTTATACTGCTGCGTAGCTTCGGCCTGCGCTGCTGATAAAGTACCCTTCAAAATGTCGCTTATGGACTTTGCCGACGCCCTTAGCCCGGAGGATATGACCCAATGGGCCGAGCAGGTACAGGCGCAGACCACCGGCGACACAGGCGACGACGAAGAAAAAAAAAGTTAGAGCCTAAAGGGATCGAAGAATTACTGGGTATCGCGCTGGGCTGTATCGGACTATCCTACGACGATTTTTGCAAGTTAGATTTTAACGACTTTGCGGCAATCTGGAAAGCCTATGCAGAACAGCGCGATACCGACTTTAAGGACCGCTGGAACCGTATGCGCATACTGGCCGCTATTACGATCCAGCCGCATTTATCCAAGAAACACCGCATAACGCCCGAAAAGCTGCTGCCTTTCCCGTGGGATAAGACCGCGGCAAAGAAGCGCCAGGACGCGCCGAAAATGACCGCCGCCGAGCAGCGCGCGCGTATGCAGGAATTAGTAAACCGCTTAGGCGATGATTTAATATAGATCTATGGCAGGTAACACAATTAGTATAACTTTTAAGCTGGAAGGCGACGATAAGACCTTTAAGGAACTTACCAAAGACGCCGACGGCTTAAAAAAAGCGATGTCCGGCGTACTATCCGAAGCCGGGCAAATTAAGGGAAGCGTTATTAACTTCGCGGCCCTGGCTACCGGTATAGATGCAGCCCAGCGCAGCTTTAACCAGTTACAAGGAGCTATGCAGGGCTTAGCGGACGCCTACGCCGTACAGGAAACAGCGGAAAAGAAACTGGAAACGGTTATGCGGCAACGTATGGGCGCTTCCGAAGACGATATTAAGGCTATTAAGGAACTGGCCAGCGCCCAGCAGGAAATAGGCGTTATAGGCGACGAAGTACAGCTGGCCGGAGCGCAGCAGGTAGCTACCTTCCTAAACGAACGTAGCAGTATCGAAACGCTTTTGCCGGCTATGAATAACTTAGTAGCCCAGCAGAAAGGCTTAGGCGCTACCGGTAGCGACGCCGTTAGCGTGGCTAACCTTATGGGAAAAGCGATGCAGGGCCAAACGTCCGCACTTACGCGCGTGGGTATAACATTTACCGAAGCCCAGGAAAAGGTAATGAAGTACGGCACGGAAAGCGAACGCGCGGCAATGCTGGCGCAGATTATTACCGATAACGTGGGTAATATGAACGCCGAATTAGCCCAGACCGATAGCGGCAAGCAGCAGCAGTTAGCTAACGCGATCGGCGACGTTAAGGAAAAAATAGGCGGCCTGGTACAGGGCGCTTTACCCTTCGTAACAATCGCCGCACAATCTACGCAGGCACTTTCGAGTATTACGACCCTGGTAGCCGGAGTAAAGACGCTTACTACGACGATGTACGCCAGTGCTAAGGCCTTCGCCGTATCTACGGCCGCCTTCATAAAAAACAAAGTGGCCACCCTGGCCGCCGCCGCTGCGCAGAAGATCGTAACGGCTGCTACTACCGTTTGGACCGGCGTACAGAAAATATTAAACCTGGTACTAACGGCTAACCCTATAGGCATAGTTATTACAGCTATCGGCGCGCTGGTAGCAGCCGTAATATATGCCTACAACAACTTCGAGGGCTTCCGTAAAATCGTAGATGCAGTATGGGGCGCCGTAAAGCCGCTGGCTACTGCTATTATGAACGGTTTAGCAAAGGCGTTTGAATGGCTGGTAGAAAAATGTAAGGCCGCCTGGGAATGGCTTAAAAAGATCCTGGGCTTAGGCGGTAAGACCGTGGAAGTAGCCGTGGACGTATCCGCGCCTACCAGGAGTAACGCGCCGGCTATAGACCTGGGCGAAACCGAACGGAAATACGCTAATTACACGCCGCCGAAGACCCCGGCCACGCCTAAAACGCCCAGCGTAGGAGCCGGCGCCCAAAATACTGCGCCCGTCTGGAGGGAGAACGCCGCCACCCTGGAGCAGATCGAAGAAAATATAGACGTACTTAACGAAAAGCTGAAAAAGGCCACCGCTTCGGAAGCCGGCGAGATTAACAAGCAGATAGCACACTGGCAGGCGAAGGCCGACGCTATCAAGGACGCCGGCAAAGCTGTAGAAGATAATACGCCTATCTGGAAGGAAGACGCCACCACGCTAAAGGATATTACTACTAATATCCAGATCCTACAGGAAAAGTTAGAGAACGCCAGCGTAGAGGAAGCCGCCACGATTAACCAGCAGATAGCCGCCTGGAACGAGAAGGCCGACGCTATTAAGAACGCCGGCAAGGCTGTAGAAGATAATACGCCGAAGTACCGCGCCCAGGCTACTACGCTAAAGGATATTAACGAAAATATCCAGGTATTACAGGAACGCTTACAGACTGCCAGTATAGACGAAGCGGCCGCGCTTAATCGTGAAATAAAGCTATGGAACGAAAAGGCCGACGCTATTAAGAAAGCTGGCATAGAAGCGCAGACCAGCGGCGAAAGGAACTGGAACGCCTTTACTACCGCCTGGGGAGCGGCAAAGAAGCTGGAAAGCAGTATTACCAGTATTACCGATGCGCTGAAAGGTAACGGTAGCGCCTGGCAAATTGTATGCGGTATTATAGACGGCTTTATAGGCCTGTACGAAGGTATCCAGACAGTAATAGGTATTATCAATCTGTTAAGCGCCGCCAGCGCTGCGCACGCCGCCACCAAAGGCGTAGAAGCCGGCGCGGAAACAACCGAAGCAGCCACGCGCGCAACGGCCGCCACGACCAACGCAGCTGCCGCCACTGCTACGGTAGTAGCTAACAAGATCGAAGCCGCCAGCTGGAAGGAATTAGCAGCCGCAAAGTATATGGCCGCGCACGCTTCTATACCCTTCGCCGGCTACGGTATCGCCGCGGGCTTCGTGGCTGCGATGATAGCCACCGTAACAGCCGCCGGTATTCCGGCACTGGCCGAAGGCGGCGTGGCTTCTGGTCCTACGCTGGCCCTGGTAGGCGAGTACGCCGGAGCCGGAAGCAACCCGGAAGTAATAGCGCCGCTGGATAAGCTGCGCAGTATGATACAGCCGGCCGCCGCTGTAGATTTTAGCCAGGTGGAATTTAAGATTAAGGGCGCCGACCTGGTAGGAGTAATTAACCGCCGTACTAACCAAGTAAAGCGTACATAATGGCAAAGCAGTTACGATATATGGGCGAATTTCTAAGCCGCGCCGGCGTTACCTGGCGCGTAGAAATTCTGCAAGAAGCCGCGGCGCCCTTCGACGAAGTGGGTAGCCTTACTTTTGAAGCTAACCAGGCGCTAACTATCGAATGGCCGGACACCGTTAAGGAAGACGTTATTTGCGGTAGCACGGCTACTATACGTATAGAAAGCCCAGGCGATCGCACCTACGAAGATTTATATACTATCGAAGTAGGCCGTATCCGTATGGACGTTTACAGGGAAGGCGCCCTGTACTGGAGCGGTACGCTGGATCCGGAATTTTACGAAGAACCCTACGAACGTGCGGCGAACTACGAAGTAAGCCTAACGTTTAGCGACTTCGGTATATTACAGCGCAAAAAATACGCTATGGCGGGTATGCGTACACTGGCCGATATTCTGGGTACGTGCCTGGCCGAAAGCGGCATACTGTTTACCGATGTGGACCAGTCCCTAATTAGTACGGGGCTGTATGGTAGTACGCCTATGGATCTGCGCGACGTTAAGGTACGTAGCGATAATTTTTACGACGAAGACGGCGAAGCCTCAACCCTGGAAGATGTTATTATAGGCATATTCCAGCCGTTAGGCCTTCGCGTTATGCAGCGATGCGGTAAAATATACGTTTACGATCTTAACGGGCTATACACAAAGGGCAAGCCGGCCGAAGCCGTTTGGAGCGGCGACAGCAGTACGATGTCCACCGACGTAGTATATAATAACGCGAAAGTAACCTGGAGTCCCTACGCGCAAAGCGGCAACCTATCGCCAGAAGACTGCTGGACGCAAGAAGTAGATCCGAACCTGGTAAATATTAACAACCTGGAAACGCGCACGTACAAAGGATCCGAGTATATAAGCTACCACTATAGTACCGACCTATTAGACTGGATAGACGCTACCGATAGCGGCTTTACTTTGTGGCTTAACGACAAAGGTATTAACGCGGATATATCCGGCGCTGCTGGCGTGGCTAAGTTTTTTAAGATCGTGCCACAGTACGACGGTAGCGAGTGCGAAGGCGTAGCGTTTACCACGCCGCGCGTATGGGCCTGGAAGGTGCAGAGCGGTAAGAGCTGGGCCGCCCAGGCACGGTACGGCAAAGTAGGAATTAACCCTGCTTACATACAGGGAACCGCCAAAGATATAGATTTAGCGATATTTAGAAGCGCGCGCGTATGGATACCGCCGACCGATAAGCCCGGCGACCTTCTGCTGCATATTACGTTAGACCTTCTTTTAGATCCGCGTTTTAACCCCTTCGAGCAGGCGTCTAATTTTATGAAATTATTAGAGCAGGCCGACTGGCAAAAGCAATGGAAAGCGCGCGGTAATTATCTGTACGTCCCTGTTACTATCAAGTTTAAGCCGGACGGAAGCGACCAGATATACTGCTGGGATAACCGCGATATATGCAAGCAAAGCGTTAATAGCCCGATACGCACTATTAACGGGAGCTTAGGCCGCTGGGTAGCCTACGACAACAGCAAAGACGATAAGCCCGACGTATGGGGCTGGCTGTGCTGGTATAACCCGAACGACCGTAAGGAAGACAGCGGCGTAGCGCAGGGCTGGAAGGCGAACCGCCAGGCGATTAACCCGCACACCAGTAATTTAGCTTCGATCCTGGAGAACGCCACCGAAGGCCAGTACATACCGTACCCTTCGCAGGGCGGCGAAATCTGGCTGGAGATACGGCGCGACGGCTGGCAAGTAAGCGACGGTAACGTAGATCTTAGCGAAACTAAGGTAATAGATAGCTACGGGCTTTTCTACGGCGACGACTGGCGAAGCCCGAAGATTAACTGGTTAATGGCGAAACTGCCTAAAATCGAAATCGTAAATAACGTACAATTCGAGCAGGAAATAAGTACGGAAGACGTAGAATATAACGCCGAAATCAACGCCGAAGCCAAAGACGCTTTAGAACTGGATACTATTTGCGGCACAAAGGCCGGCGGAGTACCAACGGCGCGCGGCGCTTACTTCAACGCTGCGAACGGTAAGCAGATAACCGAACTAACCAGGGCCGGACGAACGAGCCAGGCCGAACAGCTGCTAATCGGAACACTTTATAGCCAGTACGGCGAACGACGTACTAAGCTGAACGGCGAAATAGAGCTGCACCCGGACGGCTTAGTATTCTATACCGAGCAAAACCAGGAAGGCAAAAAATTTATACTTACAGGCGAAGTGCAGGACGTAATTACGGACACCACCGAAGCCACTATTATAGAACTTCGACCAGACGAATACGACAAGGAATGAAAAAGAAATTTACCTTAGTAACCACCAGCCGAGAGCCGCAGCCGCGTAGTAAGCGACTGCGCAAGCTGGGCGGCACTGTTACCGGCGGAAGCGGCGGTAGCACGGTAGTAAATATATCCAGTGATCAAGGCGCGGCCGGCAATAACGTAAACACGCATACGCACGAAAATAAAAGCTACCTGGACCAGATAACAACGGATACAGACGGCTACGGGTATCTTACGCAGATGCGCGAAGTAACCGAGGAAGACCCGGAAACCGGCCAGGAGCACAGCACCTACGCACGCGTAACGGATAAGATAAAAGCCGGCTACGCTGACCGCGCAGGCATAGCGCACGACCTGGACCCCGATAGCCCGGTACGCGACCAGTTTTTAAGCAAGCTGGCCGACGATGTAGCCAAAGGGCATATAACCTTCGAGAAGGGACTAACAGCACTATTAACGGCGTACTTCAAGAACGGCGCGCACTTCGGCGAATACGTGCAAGGCTTCGCCGGCGCTGCTATAGACGCAGCCGGAAACGCCGAAGTAGAGAGCCTAACGGCACGTGGCTACCTTAAAGTATTCGAGCTAATATATAACAGGCTTAACGCCCTGGAAGGTAATACCAGCTTCGGCGATGTAGGCACGATCGAAGACGTAGTGGACGGCGAAAGCGGTAGCCAGGTAGTAACGATGCGTAAGCGCTGGGATGGCGATTTTACAGCCTTCCAGCCCGGCGACGTTATCTACGGCTATGTTTATAACCTGGATAACGCTACGGCCGTAGAATATTACAAGGCCTGGGCCTGGGTAAAATCGGTGGACCGCGCGAACAACGCGCTACACGTCGTACCCTACGCCGATGCAATGACCCCGGCGGGAGTAAACCACGCGCTTACGCCAGGTATGATTATTACACGCTGGGGCAATAACATAGAAGCGAACGCGATAACCAGCGTAAACCCGGACTACAGCGCAGTAATTAAGAAGCGCGGCGAAAACGACTACGTAAACGTCCGCCAAAGCACTTTTTATATATCCTGCGAGGACGGCAACCTGGTAGAACTAATGGGCGTTAATAAACCTATCCTGGAAGCCCGTAACTACGGTACGATCCTGGGAAAGATACCCGCCGGCCTTCTGGACCCAAAAACGGCGGAACTGATTAACGACGACCAGCCCTATTTATTTGCCCGCGGTATCGTGGTGCAGGATCTTATCCGCGTGGACTACGAAGGCGCTATTACGCGTACTTCCAACTACCGAGGACAATGGAGCGCGGACACCGCCGCCAGCGAAAACGACTACTACCGAAGTACGGCCGGAGCCTACGACACTGTAACGCATAACGGCTGCCTTTGGCAATGTATCGCCACCGGCACCACTGACGAACCGAGCGAGGAAACCGGCGACTGGCTTAATATGGCCGGCGGCCAGGAACTACCGGAGCTTAACGTATGGAATATTATACCCAGTACGGATATTATAACCCTGCGCTATGACAAAGACCAGAATATAACTATAGAGCCTTCCGCCGTTACCTGCGAAGTGCTGCTAACCTCAACAGAAGGCACGCAGACGTATAAAAGTAGCTATAACCTGGCCAGCCGTGGCGTATGCCTGTATTATTCCCTGGACGGGCTTACCTGGCGCGTATTCGTAATGGGAGCCGCCGAACCGCTGGACCTGGAAGACGGCACCGGCGTAATAGAAGCGGAAACCTCAACGGCCGAAAACCCCGAAGCGCTGATAGTAGGCGGCGACGATGTAACCGCCACCGAGATAGGCGACCGCCTATTTTTTGAACTTCGCGAAGGCGATACCGTACTGGCGCGTACCGTAGTGCCTATCGTGAAGGACGGAGAAAAAGGCGATAAGGGAGATAAGGGCGACAAAGGGGACAAAGGCGACCCCGGCGACAATGGACTACCAGGCCGCGACGGCTTAATGGTTTACCCCGCTGGCTACTTCGATGTGACCCACACCTACAGCGCCACTTCGGAAACGGCGCCCGTAGTGATGTACGAAAATAACTTTTACGTGCTGAAATACGGCAAGACGTACACAGCGGCGGATATGCCGGAAAATAGACGCACGCCCGCGGCCGATGTAGCGGCCGGCGGCGCCGAAGCGTGCTGGCGGGTATTCGATAAGTTTAACGCTATTTTCGCCGATATAATTATGGCGGAATTTGCTAAGCTGGGAAGCGCCGTATTTTACGGCGACTGGCTTATTAGCCAGCAGGGCAAAATAGGATTCAGCGAAAGCGAAGACTACGTAAAGTTTAAGACTGGCGAATTTATACCGAACTACGCCGTAAACTTTAAGACCGGCGAAATACGCGCGAACAAAGCCGTAATAAAAGGCACGATAGACGCCGAAGAAGGGCATATAGGCGGCTTCGAGATAGGCCGCAACCACTTAGGCGTAGATACAGACCGGGAAGCAACCGGTACGGGCGGTATGTCGCTTTTTCCGGACTTTATAAAGTTTACTAATAACAGCTGGAGCCACGAAGCCTTTATAGGTAATAACTGCCTGCCTGCTTCGTCTGGCCTGGTAGCGGTAGGCCGCTTCGCCAATACCGACGAAAATACCTGGGGCACTAATTACGGCTTAATTGTAGATGTGCAAAACGCGTCTAATAATATCGCTATACACGCCAAAGGAAATATAGTAACTAATGGCCTTTGCGGATCCTGGGGAATGAAAACTATAACGCTGCAAGAAAACGTAGTTACGCACGAACAATTTAGCGAGCCTGTTTACCTTATCAAGTGTAACGTATCGAACAGCCACGTAGCCTTCCCGGATAGAAGCGAAATACAAAGCCAGTTAGGAATAGCAAAAAGCGCTGCATTTTCTGTACGTATTACTATCATAGCCGACGCGAGCAATAGCAAAGCGTTTAAGGTGCAGGGCCGAAATACAAGCATAAAAAATTCCAGCGACGTAGCATTTTTGGATAAAGATATTTACCCGTATCGCTTAGACAATAACGGCCAGCGACAATTAACAGACGGCCTGCAAATGGGCGCGGGGGATATTTGCGAATATCAATTAGTCTACGACGGGAATACCTATAACGCATACTTATTAAACTTTAGAAGCTAATGAAAATATCGGAACTAACTAAAGTAACGCAGCCCGCGCGGGCTATGGAGCTGCCGGTATCTATAGCCGGCGAAAACCAGGCTATAACCCTGGGGCAAATTATAGACGCGCTTAGCGCTGCTATCGTGCCCTTCGACGGCATAGACGACGAAAAATACTTTACCGTATCCTACGGGCACAGTCCTACTGTATCTTATCCGGTGCGCTGGGTGCCTTCGCAAAAGGCATTTTATGCCGTGCAAAATCGCTCACAAATGGTAGCCGGCGTAATACGACGTATAGCAGTTTTTTACGCGGAATGGCCCGGAAGCGAACAATTTTACGCCGCCGAAGAACAAGTGCGTACCGACTGCTTATTTATCGCCGGCGACGGACGCCTGTACCGCTTTAACGGCGAGGATCTAATATCGGCCGGACTGACCGACGACCAGGCCGAATTATTAAAGAAGCTAACGCCGCAACGGGTAGAGAGCGAAAGCGACCTGGAAGCGATGCAGGCCGCCGGCGTAATCGTACCGGGGCAAATTTACTACATACCCGAAAATGATTAACGTAGGAAACGACAAAGTAGGACGCTTTTTTATAGGCGCTACCGCCAGCAGCGTAGTATCTATCGGAAGCCTGCACAAAGGCTACGATACGGCCCAGGTTACTAAGATCTGGGAAGCTATTAGTAGCTGCTTCGGTAGTGGTATTTGGCGCGCTAACAAGCCCTGGAAAGGGAAGGACAAATGGAAATATTAACACTAATTATTTACGCTTATGGCAGATAAGATCACTACGCCTATACCGGGCTTAGAAGCCAGCTGGGAGAACTACGGCGGCGAACAGGTAGAGGCCTTTTTGAAATCGCAGCTTACCGGACTAACGGACGGCAAGATAGGCGACTGGCATTTAGTAAACGGCGCGGACGGTATCGCCACGCTGTACGGCTTCGCGTCTATAGACACGAAGGAAAAGTGGCAACAGCTAACCGAAGCCGGAAACGAAGAAGACGCCGCGAAGCTGGTACTAAGCAGCGTTAGTTTTTATTCGCAGCCCGTACAGGACGACTACACCCTGGCCGCGCGAATAACTAAAAACCTGGATAGCCCTATGGTAATGGGAGCCGAAAACGTGCTAAACTTTTCGTATAACTGTTACTACGGCGGCGACCCGACCGACACCGACACGCAGCCTGGCTACGCTAAATTTTCGGTAAACGGTACAGCGCTTCCGGAACTTAATATGGTACTGCAACCGGGATCCAATTATAGTATTAACCTGGGGCCGTATTTGACACAGGAAAACAATACCGTAAAAATGGAGATCGGAAACCAGCACGGCAAAAGCCGCACGTGGAATTTTACTATACGCGCGCTGGAAATCGTGCTGTATCTGGATAACAGCTACGTAGAAAGCCTGGTAAGGCAAAGCGACTGGCGCCTGCGCGTAGGCTGCCGCGGCGTATCCGCCCTGGTGCACCTGCTTATAGACGGCAAGGAAGTAGCCACCAGCACTATTACTAACAGTACCTACGACTTCCCTATAGATGTAAACGACCAGCTTAGCGCCGGCGCGCATAAAATCGAACTGTACGCCGAAAACGCTACGTACAACCTGGAAAGCGAACGTATTACCAGTAGCTTTATTAAGGCCGGTTTATCTACGCCTACTATCTGCGTGGGTAAAGATGCAGACAAGCGCGTAACGCTGTACGGTACTGCTTCTATTCCGTACTTCTTCTACTATCCTTATGCGCCGGCCGGATCCAGCGCTACGGTTAATTTTGAGATACGCAGCACCGACGGCACCGTATTAGCCACCGGAGCACCGCAAACCGTAGCTATTAAGAACGACGGCACCAGCGGGCTACAGGAATGGCGCGTAACGCTGGGCGATAACAACTACCTGGCCCTGGGCGAAATCGTAATAGCCGTTAAGCTGGGTAATAGTACCGCGCTGCACACTATTACCGTACTGGACGCCGGCGTAACGCTGGAGCCTGCGACGGAGTGCAAAATATACCTTACAGCGGCCGGACGTACCAACGCAGACAGCGACGCGGAAACCTGGCACAGCGAGTACGAAGGCGAAACCACCTGCACCGTTAAGCGCAGCGAAAATTTTAAGCTGACCGGCGAAAACGGCTTCGGTAACGACCGCTACCTAATCAAGTCCGGCAAGTATATAACGCTGGCCGGTAATTATCCTTTTGCGCAGGACTTCGGAGTAAACGCCAGCGCGGTAGCCAACCGTACCGGCAAAACCTTTGAATTTGAATTTAAGACGTTAAACTGCACCAACAGCGACGCCAAAATTATAGAGTGCCTAAACAACGGCGTAGGCTTCGTAATTTACGCTAACCGCGTGGAACTGCACAGCAGCGCCGGCGTTATCGAAACGCGCTACAGCGACGAAGAAAAAGTGCGTATAGGCTTCTGTATAGACGGCAATACCACCCACTGCGTAAACAAACTAATAGAAGGCACCGTAGAAAGCGACTGTAATATAGCCTATATCTACGTTAATGGCGTGATCGTGCGAATGATTAACTACGATACCGCGAACTGGCGCCAGGCCACGCCGCAAAATATCGTAATAGGATCGCCCGACTGCGATATAGAGCTATACACGATACGTATATACGATAAATCGCTGAACTACCAGCAAATGTTAAATAACTTCGCCTTCGATACGCCGGAGCTGGAAGAAAAGATAGCGATAGCGAAGCGTAACAACGTGCTGAATAGTAACAACGAAGTAGATTTTGCAAAGGTAACGGCCGCCCTTCCTAACACCCCGTACAAGATCTGGGAAATAGCCCGTATGCCTACCGGTAAGAAGGACTGGGTAAAGGCTAATACGGAGTTTGTAAACCCTACCTGGAACTTCGACGAACACGGCCGGGCTATGGCGCCTTTTACCTGCAAGCAGCACGACTTAGCGCTGGACGGTACCAGTAGTCTATCGTATCCGGATCCGTATAAGAACTGGGCTAACAAGTATAACGGCACCTGGACTATACATTTAGGCGACACCGACGTAGTAATTACGAAGTATTCTATTACCGTAGGCGTGGCCGATGCAGAAAAGCAGTTTGTAGATAAGGTTAATTTTGCTTCGTCCGAAGGTATTAGTAATATTCTGGCGATGAACGCCTACCAGAAAATCTTAGTAGGCGCCGCCGTGCAATATCCTAACCTGCTGACACCTCAACAGGCCGCCCAGCAGGCCGAAGGCAAAGATATAACCTTTAGGCACAGTCTTAGCGGCTTCCCGGAAATAGGCTGGCTGCGCAGCTACATAAACGGCACGCCTTCGGTACGCTTCCTGTCTTTGTTTAACTTCATAAACAACAAGTACAGCCCGTCTATTTTCGGCTTCGATAACAGCGGCGACGCCGAAGTATGGGAAGTAGAGGATAACGTAAACTTCTTTATGGATCGTCTGGAGCCTGGCACGTTTGAAAACGATAAGTGGAACTGCTTAGCGACTACGCTATACTACGCCCGCGTGCCTAAAACTTCGCCGACCACCGACGAAGACTACGGCAAAGCTGCTAACGCTACCCAGGTAACGCAGGCCAACGAAGAAAACTACTGGCTGCGCCGCTTCCATAACTGGATCGTGGACTGTAACCCGCACGTAGCCGAACGCTACAAGCTGCGCTACGGAAGCTACGCAAACCTTCCGGCGGCTATAACCTACGGCGATACAACCTACCGCCAGGACACGCCCGCGTATCGCCTGGCGAAGTTTAACGCGGAGCACGCCGACTATATGAGCAAGGAAAGCGGACTGTTTTACCTTAACTTCTGCGATAACGACCTGTGTACGGATAGCTTCGACAAAAATATGTCTATGGCCTTCGTGCGACTGAAACCGGACGGCCCTAAAATCGCCTTCTTCTTCCTGCGCGATACCGATACGTCTAAGATGTTTAACAACCGCGGCCCGCTGGCCTTCCGCTTCTTCCACGAATGGAACGACAGCTACGACGCAGCCACCGGCGAAACCGGTACTATTACCGGCGAAACCTACGACCCGGAAACGCAGCAGTATAACGTAGCCTGCACAGCAGGTACGCCGGTATATAACGGCCGCCTATCTGGCCTTTTCGACTGTATAAATATGGCCTGGCCGAATGACCGCCGCGCGATGTACCAGGCTATGCGATCCGCCGGCCTCAACGCCGCCGACCTTATGCAGATGTATAACGACTTCTGGAACCAGTGGAGCGAAGCGCTATACAATACCGACGGAATGGGCTACGCCACTACCGGCCGCTTCGATATGGCCTACGGCGATAAACGCGAAATATATAAATACTTCTACAAGTATCGCCAACGCTATATGGATAGCAAATTTAACGCTAACACCAGCCAGGCGTTAGAGCTTCGTCTATGGGGGCCAGGTGCAGGCGTGGCGCTTCGCCACTACTGCCCGATCTACGCCGCGCTGAACTGGGGCGCCGGCGATATTAAGACGCAGCGCAGCTTAGAGCCTGGCCAGCCCGCGTACTTTGAAACGTCCGGCAAGAACAACACCGAAACCACCTTTACCGTTTACGACGCGGATCTGCTTACCGGTATAAGCACCTACGTAGAAATGCCGGACGGCACGAAGGTAGAAAACGGCCTACAGGCTATTTCCACCAGCTTAGATATTACGGGCCTGGAGTTTTGCCGCCGACTTAAAGAACTGGTACTGGACTACAGCGAAAAAGCGCCTAATACGAACCTATCTAACCGCGTTACCAATATCGGCGCGTCTAAGGCACTGCAAAAGCTGGTAATACGCAACTGCCCGAACGTTACCGGTACCTTCAATCTGCAAAGCGAACAGATACGCGAAGTAGATCTGCGCGACACCAACGCCGCCGGCCTATCCATACCGGAAACGGATAGCCTTATAAGCGTGCAGCTGGGTACCCAGGTGCGTACTTTGTCGCTTAGTGGTATGGGTAATCTGGAAACGCTGACACTGCAAGGCCACAGCCTATTATCTAAGATAGATATAAACGACTGCCCGAAGGCTAACAGCCGCGAACTTCTGGAAAGTATATTACGCGATAGCAGTAACGTACTTAACGAAGTGAAGCTGCGCGGCGTGAACTGGACCGGCTTTAACGTGGCCTTCCTGGAACAGCTTACCGATATGAAGCTGGCCAACCCGGACAACGAACTAACCGGCGAAATAACGGTAACAGGTAACGTTAGCTTCGATCTAAAAGTAAAGCTAATTAGAGCCTGGGGCGACGTGGACGGCGGCGGCCTGCTGAAAATCAACTACACCAAGCGCGCACTAACCAGCGCCACTATTTCCGGCGAAGTGTATATGGGCGAAGCCGGCAAAGACTACCAGCTGAAAATCCAGCCGGACCCGATAAGCGCTAACCGCGTAGTAAAAATCGCCTGGAGCCTGGATAACACAACCTACGCGACGATCGACGCGGCCAGCGGCGTAGTACACGTTAAGGCAATCGGCCTGGAGGAAAACAACCCGCACGCGAAGGCGATATGCACTATAACCACCGACGACGGCCAGCAGATCGTAGCGGAACGCGAAATAGGCTTTTACGTGCGCAGCTGTAAGGTAGGCGACCTGGTATTTTACGACGGATCCTATAGCGACGTTTACGACGCTACTAAGACCGTGGTAGGCGTCTGCTTCTATATCAACCCGTACAACAAGGCGCAGCGCCTTTGCGTGGCACTGACAAACCAAAGCGGCGGTATTCCGTGGGGCCTTTATCCGGAAGCCAGCAACGGCGCAAACGGTTTTAACGAAATCGTGCTGGAGGACCACCCAAACTATAGCGTATTCGATATACCGACTATAGAAAATATTACCAGCCGCGGACTATCTACCGACTACGTAACGGAAGAAACCTACCGCGACGAAACCGACGCCGGCGACCCGGACGGCTTCCGACTGGTAACAGGTGCAGCGGCCGATATAGGCTTTACCAAACTTACCGAAGCTATCGGCCAGTACAAGAAGGACGACGAAATACCGATAGGCCTATTAAAGACCCTGCGTATTATCCAGCACCGCGACTTAGTGCTGAACGATCCGAGCTGCGACGAACTACCTATGCCGGCCGATGAAGGCGCGGGCTTATACCAGGGCTTAGTAAACTGTATTAACAACGCTAACCAGCTGGGCGCGAAGTACAGGCAGTTTTATTACCCGGCCGCGTCGCTGTGCAATGCGTACCAGCCCGGCGTTAAGTCTGGCGAAACGCTGGCGGACTGCTTCAAGCAGGGCAAATGGTTTTTGCCGGCGGAAGGCGATTTAATGCGCCTTTACTGGCTGCACCGTTTAGGCTACGGCTTCAACGACGACGGCGTAGAACAGCCACTACATAACGCTTCCGTGCTGGGCCTTCTGGCCGCGTTTACGAATACCTGGTACTGGAGTAGCACCGAGGACAGCGCGGGCGGCGCCTGGAACGTGAACTTTAGTAATGGCGGCACGTACTTCAACTACAAGTGCAACGGGGGCGCCGTGCGCGCGGTGGCCGCATTTTAGATTAAAACCC